AGGGGTAAAAAGTACGTTTGAAAATGTCGAACAATGGGCAACGGCCGTCAATCTTGCAACGCTTCAGACGTCAGTTGACGCCATACCGACACAGCCGGTCACAGTCGTTTCAGCACTTGACGGGACAGTTCAGTCAAAATATGCTACAAGCGGTGGAGTCGTCGAGGCCGTCAGGGGTGACACGGTGTCAATCCCTTACGATGTCACAGTCGATATGACAGGCAAGAGATTATATTTCGGCGCTAAAAAACAGGCCGGGGATTCTGAATATTCGATTGCAGTCAAGGAAATTACTTCGGGCGTGACAGATGCGGCCGCCGGTCAGGGAACTATACCGTTGACATCTTCCGACCTGGCCATTGCGCCTGCAGATTATGACGCTGAAGTCGAAATGAGAGACAGCGACGAAACAAGCAATCCGATTACTATATTGAAGTTTCAATTGCGTGTTGTTGAACAAGTCATCGTATAGAAAGGGGGCCATGGATGCCCGAAAAAGACACACATTTTTTGCAATGGATAATCGGATTGATAATAACTTTTTTCACAAGCTGGAATATTTTCAATCACAGGCGCCTTGATAAAATAAAAGACAACATGCACGGCGTTGAATTGATTTGCGTTGACAAGCCTTCTTGCAAGGAAGACCGGGACAAGATCGACAAATCTATTGATGAAATCAAGGACATGCTTCGGGAAGGCCTGAAGGAATTCAAAGACGGTGTCACAGGCGTTCATGATAGAATTGATCGCATAATTGACAAAAGGTGATTTTATGCAAAGACAGCGATTCACATCCGATGGAAGAAGAAGAATATTCAAGGGGGGCGAAATGGGCGTCAAAAAAATGGAATTGAAGGCAAATGATTTACAACCTGTCTACAAGGTCAGGCATGTTGACTATAATGACGACCCGATCAACCTGATAGGGGCAACGATATATTGCACGATGAAGGCCGAAGACGGCACGTTGAAGATCAATCGACAAACAACTGGAATCAGTATCACTGACGGGGCGAAAGGTGAATTTCAATACACCTGGCAGGCGGGCGACACCGACACGGCGGGCCTGTATGATATCGAATTTGAAATCGTTCCGGCTTCGGGTGGGAAGTTTACTATTCCATCAAGCGAAATGGAACGGGCGCAAATATTAATCAACGCGGATCTTGACGCAACTTAAAAGGGGGACACATGACGAAACTTGAAATCGCAAAACAGGTCGCATTCTCATTCTTGGGCAAGCCCTACAGATGGGGCGGCAATGACCCGATAGACGGCTTTGATTGTTCCGGGTTCTGCATAGAAATTTTGAAATCGGTCGGCATATTGCCCCGGCAAGGTGATTGGACGGCACAAGGACTGTGGAACCTGTTTGAAGAGCAAGAGGTCGCCGCGCCATATCCCGGGTGCCTTGTGTTCTGGCTTAACAAAGACCGGGACAAAATTATCCATATTGAATTTGCTATTTCACATGATCATTGCATTGGGTCAAGTGGCGGGGGAAGTAAGACGCTGAACATTCAAGACGCGATAGATCAAGACGCTTATATCAAAATAAGGCCCTGGGCGTCACGGGAAAATGTGAAGGGCTTTGTCGATCCGTTTAAATAAACGAAAGGGGGATTATATATGCAAGCGTTCATATTAAAGCTGGCAATGGGAATCGCGGGGGAGATTGCCGCAAGGCTGGCCGATCCTGAAATCATTGTTGACCTGATTGTCGGAATAGCCGGAAAATTTGCAGAGAAAACAAAGACGCCCATTGATGACATGATTGTCGATGCGCTGAAGAAAAAAGATTGACGCTTTAATGTTGCGCCGGTAATTCCCGACCGGCGCACTTCCGAAAGAGGTCGTAAGGCCTCTTCCTTTCGTTGGGGGTCGGCTTCGGTCGGCCCCTTTTTTTACCTTCCTTCCCGTGTAAAATCCATGTAAAAATAAATGTAAAATAAAAGTTGACATTTGATTTGATTCTGTTATTATTATAGAAAATTCAATGGAGGTGCGGCAGATGGAAAATAAACGGAAAGAGCTTTTTCATTATTTAAGAAGAGGGCCCCGAACTTCACGTCAGATTGAACTTTATATTTTGACGGTTGCTGCAGGATCAATGATTGCCGATTTAAGAAAAAAGGGGTGTGATATCAGGTCTGAATATATTGGAAGATCGCAAATGGATTCGCAGCTTTGGCGTTATGAATTGCTTTCATGGCCTAAAGATATAAAATTCAAAGTCAGAAAGGGGGTGAATTGATGAACATAGGTGCGAAGATAAAATATGTCAGGGAAGAACGCGGGATGACACAAGAAGAGCTTGCGGAAGATGCCGGGACAAGTCGTCACAAGATTATTCAGATTGAGAAGGGCGCGAAGATCACGCCGCTTGAATTCTCAAAGATATTGAAGTCATTGCGTGTCCCGACAATACAGGAATGGATCGACCTGACAGCGGGGGTGTCATAATGTTTATTGAACTACATTCAAAGACGCTTGAAAAGGATATTGAAGTCGAAGTCGAATATCGCTTTTATAAAGGGCGCCCGGCGATCATAAGGGCTTGCCCGGGGGATAGTTCGCCACCGGAACCAGCCGAAAGGGATTTCGTGTCGATCAAGTGTGTTGAATCAGGGCGTGAACTTGTGAATGTCTTATGTGAAGATGACATCGACGAAATCAACAGGCGCCTTGATAATTATTTTGAAGAAAGGTCGCACTATTAATGACGGTAGAAAAAGCAAGAATCATGGAATATGCTTCGCTTGTCGGGCAGATCAACGGCACCTTGAATATACACCGGGCAACAGTTGAGCACATAGGGCTTGAAGGTGCAATGTTCAGGCTGAAGGAAGCTGAAGACACGTTGAACAAAATCAGGGCAATGATGAATAAATTTTACGAAAGGAAAGGGGAAGGATTATGAATGAAACGGGATTGACGGTCAAGGATGCTATGACACCGGCCGAAGTCAAGGGCCAGGTGAACTTGATTCAGGAAGTCATGGAAAAGACAATGAAAGACGGTGAACATTACGGAAAGATACCCGGATGCGGCGACAAAAAAGCTTTATTGAAGCCAGGGGCCGAAAAGCTACTCCTGACGTTCAGGCTTGCGCCTAAATATGAAATTGTTCATTCGGTTGAAACGAATGACTTGATCATGTATCGCGTCAAGTGTGTTCTTGAACATATCGGGACAGGGAATTTCGTCGGATCGGGTGACGGGGCATGCAATAGCCGTGAGGGGAAATATCGCTGGCGGGCAGAGAACACCGAAAAGGAAGTTCCAAAGGAATACTGGGACAACAATCGGGATCCATCTATTATCGGTGGAGAACAGTACAGCACGAAAAAGCTGAACGGGAAATGGTATATCATGCACAAAGTCGAGCATGACAACGCATGGGATTATCAGAACACGATTTTGAAGATGGCTTGTAAGCGGGCCCTTGTTGCGGCAGTTTTGAACGTGACGGCCGCGTCTGATATCTTCGTTCAGGATCTTGACGACATGGACGCAATTCCGCCTGAAAACAATCCGCTGGGGACGGAACCACAATCGGAACCGCAAAGGAAGTCACAGTCAAAGCCTGCAGGGGACGGCAAGCAAAAGAAGGAAGGGACGGCGACGCCTTCACAGGTCAAGATGATCTTTGCAAAGCTGAAGGCGAAGGGCATTTCCGAAGAGGCCTTCAAGGGATATATGGGCATTGAATCAATGAATGATCTTCTTTTTTCATATGTCAACGACGCACTGAAGGCGATTGATGAAGGCAAGATCCCGACAGGCGATCAGGAAAACGCTGCCGACAATGATGACATAGGGGAAGAAAAGTCATGGTCAGCTTAGATCAGGAAATATTATTCATCGAAGAGATTCACGAATACTGGATCACTTCGGAAGGGGGAACAAGACTGATTGAACTCTTGCCGTCGGTGTCAGAAATCATTGCGCCGCTGAAAGACTTTTCAATGATCCCGGCTGACGTATTAGAAGCAAAGCGTCAGTTCGGGACAGCGGTTCATAAAATGATTGCTCTTTATCTGGAAAACGATCTTGATGAAGATTCGTTGACTGCAGATCAGGCCGGATGCCTTGAAGCTTTCAAGCAGTGGCAACATGTTTTTGAATCTTCGGGTGCCTATCAGTTAAGTGCGGCAAAGATTGAAAAGCCACAACATCATAAAAAGCTGAAATATGCCGGAACGCCTGATATTGACACCGATGTTGTCATCGACATCAAGACACGCCTATTCGACCCGATACTTGATCCGCTTCAGTTATCAGCATATAAGAACTTCAGCGATCCGAATCGGCCAGGATATATCCTGACGTTATTCCCTGATGGGACATATAAGTTCGTCAAGGTGCCAGAAAAACAATCGTGGCAGATATTTAGAAAACTTCTTAAACATTATAGGGACGAACAGGCCTTCAGGGAATTCGTTCGGAAAGTGAAGGAACACAGATGAAATATTTTTACCTAGCTTTATCAATTACAGCATTAATATGGATCAGTTTTTTTGTAATGAACGCCTATTCGGTGCCGGTCAATATTGACGGCATGACCGGAATATCTTTCGGCGTTTGGCTAATGGCGCTTTTCATACTCTTTGACAAGTCGATCAGACGTCAGCAGGCCGAACTTCGGGCAATCAAATATGCCTTGATGGTATTCAGGAACATTGCGGCCGACGTTAATATTGCAAAAAGCGGGAAGGCCATAATCAGCAAGTCAGCTTGGTTTCAGCTTGTGCAAGTTCTTGTCGCCACAAGGGACATTAATTGTCTTCCTGGGAAGAAGAAAAGGAAGGGGAAGAAGTTATGATCATGCCTTTCGGAAAATATAAAGGGAAGGATCTTGAAGACATTCCTTCATCATATCTCAAATGGCTTGCGGAAAATTGCGAAAATGATGACATAGCAACAAAGGCCGATGAAGAATATCGCTGGCGTTCAGATCATCGCAAGCACTTTGAAGATTAATATTTCTTTTATCTTGACATCATAACTAGCTATGCTATAATCAATCAAAAAGGTGATAAGAAATGAAATGTCCTGTTTGTAAAAATGTATTCAAAGACGAAGGCCGAAGCAAAGGCGGTCAAAAGAGCAGGCGAACAATAAGCCCTGAAGATCAAGCCAAAATGCAGGCGGCCAGAAAGGCCAAAAAGACGGAAGGCAAAGTGATTTTTTGGGACGTTATAAAAGGCGACGACAAGAATGACGGGTCTTCGATGAAAAAGGCAGTCAAAAGCGAAGAACGGGTCTGTCAGCTACTAGGTAAGAAGGTTGATATTAAAAACAGCAAAAAGGGCTTTTTAATGAATGGCCCGGGAAAAGATTTTACATTTCAAAATAAACCAAAAATGAAAGGGGAAGAAAATGTCAAATGAAATAACAGGGAAAGAACTTGAAGGGAAGTCGCTGTCATTACTTGAAGCGGCACAGGGAATAGTTGTCACTGATCAGAAGTCGTATGAGGGCGCGGCCGAATTCCTGACAAAGATCAAGGCTGAAATCAAGAAGCGTGTTGATTTCTTCGCACCGATGAAGAAGAAAACGCATGAAGCGTGGAAGGCCGTTTGTGGTCAGGAAAATGATTCAATAGATCCTTTGAGGGATGCCGACAAGATTGTCAGGAATTCGGTCAAAGTTTATCTTGACGAACAGGACAGGATCAGGCGGGAAGAGCAGCGCAAAGCCGAAGAAAAGGCCCGCCAGGAAGCCGAAAGGAAGAGAAAAGAACTTGAAGCAAGGGCGGCAAGCGCGAAGAAAGACGAAACGAAAGAACGTCTTCAGGCGCAGGCCGAAGAGGTATTCGAAGAACCTGTCATCGTTGAACATGCCGTCGAGAAGACGACAAGGCTTGAATCTGGATCCGTCACAAGGAAAATGGAATTGAAGGTTGATGTCCTGAATCCCCTTGAAGTCATCAAAGCGGTTGCCCGGGGGGATATCCCGTTGACATGTGTCGAGATAAAGCCGAATAAGCTGAAGGCCTGGGCAAAGGCCATCGGAATCGACGAGGCGAAGAAGAAGGCGGCAGGGTGCCGGGTGTCTGAAGAAGCGAACCTTTCTGTCAGGTAGTCGAAACTCAATGGCCGTCATTTGTCCATATTGTCAACGACCGGCGATCCTTGTCGAAAGTGAAATATTTTATGGCCGACCTTATGGCATGGTTTGGGCGTGTGTCACTTGCCTGACGGCAGAAAGGAGAAAAAAATGGACGGTGAAATGCCAGATGTATTTAATGCGGAAAGGCCAAAGGCCAACAAAGAGCATATCTGCCTTGAGTGTGGGAAAACTATAAAGAAGGGTGAGAGGTATGTTAGATCGCAAGGCCATTGGCCTGACCTTGGATGGGCAACATTTAAAACCTGTGAAGATTGCGAAGAGCTGAGGGCTGAATTGCATGACCCTGATTTTGGAAGCCCACCGTTCGGATATTTGGCAGAATGGGCACAAGAGGCAGAGGTTGAATTTCCGAGGCAATAGAACATTAGAAATCAAACGCTGTGGCACACAGTCGATTTGAATTGACTGGTTAGTGCGCTGCCAATAGGAGTCAACATGAAAAGAAGCATTATTTTGGAAGGAATGGACACTGAATTAGTTTTATCAAAGGTTGTTGAAATAGACACCAAAATAGAGACAATTAACTTTGAAAAGATGAAAGATGGGACATGGAGATTGATTTATTCCAAGGGAACAATCCCTGACATTAGCAAATTAACAGCCTTGCGCTTAAACAGAGAATAGCGCACTAACATTAGAATTGAGGAGCAAGCGAATGACTGAAGAAATAGAACCATATTGGATTGAAGATGAAAACGGCAAACCAAAGCCCTGCAAGACAAGCGTAAGCGAAGTCGCCTCGAATGATGGGGTTAAACCTGCCGCCTGCATATGGGAATATAATTCAGACAAGTTTGGCGAAGACACTTGGCAAACAAGTTGCGGAAATTCTTTTATATTGCTAGAGGGTGTTCCGAACGACAATAAAATGAAATATTGTTGTTATTGTGGCGGCGCACTCACAGAAAAGCAGGTTTAACAATGGAAATAACCCGGTTTGAACGAACGGAGTGAGTGAAAATCCGCTGGTTGATTGACCGGGTTAGGCATTTAAATTTTAATGGAGGATTACATAGCCATGAAAAAGTTTAAAAAGATAGTGCTGTACCTTATGGGCATGGAGCTTCACAAATACGCCGTTTATAAGAAGAACGGAGAGAGGATAGAGGGGCTTATTGCAACAGACGCGAAAGGGCTGCAAGCCATGAAAGAAAGTTTCAGATCGGACTTCAACAATGTGTCCGATTCCTTTTTGGCTGATGCCTAACGGTGATTTCAGGGGAAACGGATTAAGGAGGAAGAGCATGGAAGAGAAAAAGAAGACAGAAAATAAAAGAAGCCCAATTGAAACGGCGGGTAGTTTTCCCTTGCAAAGTGGGGTTATAAAGCCCTGCCCGTTTTGTGGCAGTAAAGCTGAACTTAAAAAGGGAAATGGAGTTCAGTGCACAAATAAAGCAAAGTGTGGAATAGTTGGGCCTAGGTATGGCTTGAAAGACAATTTAACGATTGAGGCCTGGAATAAGAGGGCTTTATAACAGTTTGATAAGCTGTGGCAATGAGCTGCGCAAAACTTAAAGATGAAGGGAGAAAGAGAATGTTGAAAACTAGATTGAAAACCGTGTTTGCCATCTGCTTGATTTTTGGGTTAGTTGGCTGCTCTATCGAAGGCGAGATGCAAAATAAAAACATGTTAATAAACTGCACAGACACTAGGGATGGCGAAAAGTGGAGTTATAACACAAATACAGTAAGCAATGTGCGGGTAGGCATAGGCAGCCCGCATTCGATGGACTTGGTTGACACCGAGGGGCGCAAAAGACATGTGACAAGTGACATGGAAACATATATTAAATGTGTGCCAGCCAACTAACCAGGTAATATCAAGACTCCGCTATCAAACAAAGTCGATAAATCTAAATATTATCAAATACTTAAAGTAAATACTTAAACTAAAAGATTAATATTTAAAGTTAATAAATTAATATTGACAGTTTGAATCAAGTTTGATAACTTATTCATAGTCGCGTGCGGCGGCTGTCTAACCTGTAACGGGGACGTATGAAAACAACAACAAATCAAAATTCATTAATCAATAAAAGTCGGAAGAAGAAAGCTGAATCGGCGACGACAGCACGGGCCTTGCATACTCCCGCGTTACCTCTTCGGATGGCTTTATTGTACGCCCTGATATCAATGTCGGCCGCACCTTCATTGCTCTGTCAGGGCTTTTTTATTTGGTGAATTTATGAAACACAAATTTCCATATAAATGGAACTTGAAAGACGGCTATCCTGAAAAGAATGGATTGAAAGTCTTTTCATGTTTTGCTTGTGGTGGTGGCTCGACTATGGGATATAAGCTTGCAGGGTATGAGGTTTTAGGTGCAAATGAAATTGATCCTAAAATGGCGGAATGTTACAAGGTGAATCATAATCCAAAATATCTATATGTTGAGCCAATACAGGAATTTAAACTTAGGAAAGATTTACCAAGGGAATTATATAACCTAGATATTCTTGATGGTTCTCCACCTTGCAGTTCTTTTTCAATGGCCGGCAATAGAGAAAAGGATTGGGGGAAGGAAAAGAAATTCAGAGAAGGCCAGGCTGATCAGGTGCTTGATACTTTGTTCTTTGATTTTATTGATCTAGCTGAAAGACTACAGCCTAAAGTTGTGATTGCAGAGAATGTCAAAGGTCTTCTTCTTGGTGATGCTAAAAAGTATGTATGGCAAATATATCAAGCATTTGACAAAGCTGGCTATTATGTTCATAAGTGGTTGCTTGATGCTTCAAAGATGGGAGTTCCACAAAGAAGGGAAAGAGTGTTTTTTGTAGCTATTCGGAAAGACCTGACAAGCAAGATAGACTGTGCATGGAAAATGGACTTGTTTAATCCTATGCCGCACCTTGATTTAGAATTTGACGAGCCTGAAATAGTATTTAGTCAAATTGAAGAAGTAGGGGCCCAAAAAGGTGATATTAAAGTTTACCCTTCAATATTGGAAATGTGGCAAAGAACTACATTAGGTAAAACGATGACAAGAAAATCAGGAGCCACAGCAGTTTCACATTATAAATTGCACCCGGATAAGGTTCTTGACACAATTATAGCAAGTGAAGCTGCTGGGCCCTATCATCATGAAATACCACGTTCATTGACAAAAAATGAATATTGCAATGCTGGGAGCTATCCAGAAGATTATGAATTTATGGGAAATATGGTTAAATATTTAATTGGTATGTCAGTACCACCAGTAATGACTGCACAGATAGCAAGTAGGATAAGGGAACAGTGGTTTGATAGGATGCGAAATGATTGAAAATTTTCAAGAAGGTTGTGTCCTTTTAAGCCGTTCTTTGATGGACAGCGCTGTCTTTCAGAATGAAAAATGGTTAAAGGTCTGGATATGGTGTTTGATGAAGGCGAACCATAAAAAAATGAATGTTCCGATAGTGACCGGGAAGGGATCAACGGTCGTTGAAATTGATCGAGGTCAATTCATTTTCGGTCGTCATAGGGCAGCCAAAGAATTGAAGTTGACAGGGTCAACGATAAGAAATATCATGGAGAAATTAAAAAAACTTGAAAATCTGGACATGTGTTCGGACACCCATTTTTCAATTGTAACTATTCGAAACTATTCACAATATCAAAATATAAAAAATTATAAAGGACAGGCAAAAGGACAGGCAAAGGACAACCAAAGGACAACCAAAGGACAACCAAAGGACACAAACAATAATGATAATAATGAAAAGAATGATAAGAAGAAAGATATATATGGCGAATTCAAGAATGTTCTTTTGACTGAAGATGAATATTCAAAGCTTCAGAAAAAGTTTAATGGTACCTGTCAGGATAAGATTGAAAATCTAAGTCGATATATTGAGAAGTTCCCGCAACGTGCAAAGAAATATAATTCACATTATGCAACAATACTGTCATGGGAAAATAAAGACGGCAAAGAAGGTAAGGCGGCAAGACCGTTAAATCAAAAAGACTATTCGAAGGGAGTGGCTAAAGATGGATCAATTTTGTAAAAGGCATAGAGGGCACAAATTAAATACTGTCCGACAATCACTTCCTGAAGGCGGCGGAATCACTTTGTTGTCATGTTCAAAATGTGCTGAATTGTTCGACAAGCAGGAAGCCGAACGCAAACAGAAGGAAAGTCAGAACGCGATCGACAAGAATCTTGACAATGCTATGATTGCACCGCGCTTCAAGGACAGAACGTTCGACAACTTCAAGATTGAAAACGATGGCCAGGGAAAAGCTGTCAAGGCTTCAAGATGGTTTCTTCAGAACATAGAACAATCAATGGGCCTGATAATGATCGGGAATCCCGGCACCGGAAAGAATCATCTTGCTTCAGCTATATTGACCGAAGCCGTCAAAAAGCATGGCAAGACCGCACTATTCACTGAAACGCTGAAGATCATTCGCAAGATTAAGGAGTCATGGCGGCACGATGGCCAGACAGAAAGCCAGGTCATAAAGTCATTCATACAGCCTGACATTCTTGTCATCGACGAAATCGGTGTTCAGTTCGGATCGGAAACTGAAAAGATGTTCCTGACAGAGATAATCAATGACCGATACAATCACAAGAAAGCAACGATCTTGATCGGCAATGTCCAGGTCGATGAATTGTCAATCATAATCGGTGAAAGGCCGCTTGATAGATTTAGAGAAGGCGGGAAGGTCATTGTCTTCGATTGGAACAGCTACAGGAAAGGCAAGGGATGAAGAATTTTCTTCTTCACAGTATAGTCATATTTTTAGAACTCTACTATAAGGCTTTTATATTGGCTATTGTTCTTTGGCTATTGTGGCCGGTGCGAATCGGCAGATAAAAAGATAGTTAAATTTGATAGTGGGCCTCACTAATAGGACCGATCAAAGTTCAACAAATACAATGCTTTACAGTTAAAAAATGCAAGCATAAGACCGGCAAGGTCTCAATAAGGGGGGAAATTAGATGCCATTATATGAATTCCTTTGCAAGTCATGTCGTCATAGCTTTGAAAGACTTCAGGGATTGAATGAACCTTTGCCCGATTGCCCGGTATGTGGCCAGGAAGTCAAACGACAAATCAGTCAATCAAGCTTTCACCTGAAGGGCAACGGGTGGGCTTCGGAAGGATATCAGAAGTCATGAAAAGAAACGATTTCGAACATCAAGAGCAAGTCGCATTGTTCACATGGGCCGAATATTCAAAAGGGAAATATCCTGAACTTGCTTTGTTGTATGCGATCCCGAATGCCGCGAAAAGGTCGTTGAAAATGGGCGCCTATATGAAGGCCGAAGGATTGAAGGCCGGTGTCCCTGACGTATGTCTTCCTGTCAAGAAACAATATTTCGGACAAATGCCGGAATATATCGGCCTTTATATCGAAATGAAACACGGCAAGAACAAGCCGACAGCGAAGCAGATTGAATGGCATGACAAATTGAGGGAAGCCGGGCACCGGGTCGAAGTGTGTTATTCATGGACAGAGACCCGCGACGTTATAATCGAATATTTGGAAGGGTAAAAGCGTATGATTGAATTATTAAATATTGACTGCATGGAATATATGGCGACACAGCCTGACAATGCGTTTGATCTTGCGATAGTAGATCCGCCTTATGGAATCAAGGAAGATGGGCACCGCGAAAATAATAGATCAAAACTTGCAACTTCAAAAAAATATCACAAAGCTTTATGGGATCAGGAAAGGCCGACAAAAGAATATTTCAATCAATTGTTCAGGATTAGCAAAAATCAAATCATATGGGGGGCGAATCATCTTTGTGATTTGTTCAATGCTAAGTCGTCATGTTGGCTAGTATGGGATAAAAACAATTCAGGAAACTTCGCAGATTGCGAACTAGCCTTTGCCTCTTTTGAAACTGCAGTCAGAAAATTTGAATTTACATGGAATGGAATGTTACAAGGGAACATGAAAGAAAAAGAAATCCGCATTCATCCGACACAGAAGCCAATTGCACTTTATCGTTGGATGATGGAAAATTACGCCGAAAAAGGTCAACGCATACTTGACACACATGGCGGAAGTATGTCAAGCGCGATAGCCGGTCATTATTTTGGCGCTGACATGGTCATTTGTGAAATAGATGAAATATATTTCAATGAAGCAAAGGAAAGGTTCGACCGTGAAACAAAACAAATTGCAATGTTTTAATGTCAAGTTATTCCTTGAAGCCGATATCCCGGCGAAACAAGCCGAAGGGTGGATCTTGATGGGCAGAATATTTGCGGGCCCCGGAGGATGGCGTCAAGTATGGATGAAACGATGAATTGTAGTGCTTGCAATAAGGCCGGATTATATACTGTGAATGTCAGGCATTCGAATTCAGATGTAAGAAAATACAAAGCATGTTTAAAGCATTACAACATGGCGCAAAATGATTTCTTGAAATTCATGAAGCATGTCAATAAATATCAGAGAAGGAAAATCAATGCCTGAAATAATCGCACAAATTGTAGGATATAAGAATCTGAAAATCGCCGGGGGAATGCGGCTTGAACTTGATCTTTTCGAAGGCCTCCCGGAAGATATCTGTCAGATGGTTTTACTTGCAAATGCGAAGATGACTGTCAAGATCAATGTCGAGCCCATCGAGCAGGAAAAGCCGACGAAGAAAAAGAAGGCCGGAAAATCAACGAAGGAATTCAAAGAGGGGGAATTACCATGAATTTAATATTGCCTGTCAAAAGAAAGTGGTTTGAACAAATCAAGGCGGGGACAAAAGTTGAAGAATTTCGCCTTTTTAATGATTATTGGCGCAAGAGGTTGGAGGGAAAAGTATTCGATCAGGTGATTATTACTCTTGGATATCCAAAGCGCGACGATAACGAAAAAAGGCTTTCTTTCCCGTGGAAGGGTTATATTATAAAAATAATCAAAAGTGAAGAATGGGAAAATCAGCCGAAAAGGGTCTTTGCAATCAAGTTAAAATAAATCATAAAAGAAGGGGATATCATGAAAAATATAATTTGTTCAAATCCTAATTGTTGCTATCAGGGAAAGCCGAAAAAGAAGGCTAGGGGATCCGCGGCCTTGGGATTGATACTTCTATGTTTTTTAGTTCTTCCAGGGGTGCTCTATTTCATGTTCAAAAGCGGATATATATATTCATGTCCGAAATGCGGGCTTCAGATACAATCTGATTTTTAAGAATAAGCATGCCAAAGAAGAAAAACAGCAAGACGCAAACAATCAAGGTTGCCAGGGTCGAAGATTTGACGCCGAAACAACAGGCCTTCATTCGTGAATACCCGGTTGACTTCAACGCGACACAGGCGGCAATCAGGGCTGGATATAGCGTCAAAGGGGCACAGCAACAGGCTTCAAGATTATTGTTGAATGTTGTCATTCAGGAATCAATCAGGACACAGGTCGATCGCCGGAACAAGGCCATTGAAAAGAAGGTCGATGTCAGCGCCGCATGGGTTATTGACAGGCTTGTCAAGACGGTTGACAGGTGCATGCAGATTACACCGGTCATGGAAAAGATCGACGGGGAATGGGTCGAGACAGGGGAATTCAAGTTCGAACATACCGGATCGAACAAGGCACTTGAAATGATCGGGCGCTATTTGGGAATGTGGCGGGACAATTTCAACCTGACCGGAACGCTGAACATTCAACATCTTGAAGACGTCCCTTCGGAACTTCTTTTCGCTGTGCTAGAAAAGATTAAGGAATCAGGGCAGAAGGAAATTATTGTTAATCCAAAGAAGGAATTGCGATAACGCACGAAATAACCCGGTTTGACGCCATTGGCGGCAAATCCGATGGTTCATTGACCGGGTTATATTTTTAGGAGGTTAACGTGAAAAGATTAAATAGAAAAAAGATTATAGAAGACTTTGAATATCTCAGACAAGGATTTGCTGATGCCATTATGACTAGTCGTTTACATAAAGATGCAATATCTCTGGGAACGTTTAGGGCGTATCACAAGATAGCCAATAAGACAATAGTTGAACTTGGCGGTGAGAGTGTGAATACACCTTGAAATATAACGGTGAGTTCAGCCGGAACGGATTAAAAGAAAAAACCCTGAAGGAGGAAGAGCATGGAAGGGCAACAAGACTTATTCAACAACACTGTTAGTGATCGGCTGCAACGGTGGGTTAAGCCTTTTGATGGTTTACGCCCAGGCAAATACATCTTTGAAACAACGCCTGAAAGCAAAGGTGATTATATAAAGCGAGAAATTGAGATAGTGGAACATAATGGGGAACTTGGTGTGTTCCTTCGCATGACTGGAGTTATGACAAAATTAAAAGACTTTAGAAGTGATTGCAGCCTCACTTTGATTGAAGAGGCTTAACGGTGCTGATAACCAGCGCCTGAACCAAGCACCCTATGAAATTCAAAGACGCCGTTAGGCGTCGAAGTTGAGCAGCGGGGTTCTATTGCGTGACTATCGAAGAGAAAAAAAGGAGGTAATAAAATGCAAGATTTTTTTTATTGGATGGGAGTTATTTACAGCGGATTGTTTTTAATGCTGGGAGCCGGAATATTTTCGGGCCTTGTGATGAACTACTTTTATGGCAAACTGAGGGACATTCACGGGATGACTGAGCTTATGACGGCCCTGAGAGAGCATAAAAAAGGAAAGCAATAGAAAAGAGAGCTGAGCGGCTGAGCGAACAGCGTGAGCGAAAGTCCGAAGCTTTTGAAAAAAGCGGTTCTCCAGCGTGGGGTTATGGCGCTGGCTTACTACGAAGACAAAGGAGGAAAGCCGATGGCAATTGAACACACAAACGGGGATTTTGAGATAGGAGATTTCTTTGAAATGCGAGAAAAGTTCTTTGACATGACAGACAGAGGCGTGCCTGTTAGGGCTTTTCATGTTGGAAACTTTGATGAGCTTCAAAAGAAGGCCGAGGAAAAAACACTGAAGGAAAGGTTGGAAGCGTTGGAAGCCAAAATTAAGGAAGTAGAAATAGTGAGATCAGACATCATTCATCTGCCGACAAGGGGTGATATGGATAAGCTAGGCATTGCGCCATAACGCCGAGCTGTGGGGCTTGCGGAAACAAAACTGAGGACGATAAATATGGCACTTAAAGAAGATGACCGCTCAACAGTGAGCACAATGACGCGGCAGCAAGTCCCGCACGAGCGCGTTGTTATGCGTTCTTGCCCCGGATGCGGCGAGAGCTTGTTTGAAGATGAGGAATACTTTGGCGTGTGCACGGACTGCAAAGACGGCGCAACCGACCTGGAGGAATTGATGGGTATTGCCATTGGCGAAGACCCTGATGAGCCAGGAGAGATGCCGGACGGAACGAGCGTGTGCCGGCAGGGCTGGTGACGCATAACCAGGTAATATCAAGACTCCGCTATCAAACAATGAACAGATATCAAAAAAAATTCAATTACTTGCAGCGATTATCTGATCGACAACTTGAAGCCGCTGAAAGGATAAGAATGTCAAGGGACATTCACTATCCTGAATTGTTCGAAGCGCCTGAAGTCTGGTATACTCACACAACAAAGGATTGGCGAGGCATTGAGAAAACTTTGACCCTTCTTAATAGACAAGGGAAAAGAAATGACAGCTATCATATTGCAGTCAATGGGGTGCAAGTGTTTTTCAATAAGACGGGCAAGTTTGTATTGAATGAAACAAAATGGCCTTTAATTCTTGGCTTTTCAGATGCAATGAGATTTTGGGCCATGCAGTTTCCAAGAATATCAACGGCTGACAATTAATATGTCAATGTTAAATATATATATAGCAGGCGCGGCGCTGAACGGAATAATATTTTCGATCGTGTTCATGTTCAATTCAAGGCACAATACATATAAGGCCATATTGCACATGCTGGTCGTCGTGATATTGCTTTCATGGTTCTTGTGGTTTATACCTTTAGTCATGCCTTTATTTTGGAAGGGTTTCAAATATGGAAAAGATAAGTCAGGCGACGATTAAATGAATCAAGCACTAAAAGTCAATGATATTGAAAAGGTCATTCGCCAGGAACTAGAACAGCGCGAATTGATGAAGACAAAGCTTGCGCCCTTTGTCCGGAAAGTTGTCGCGACAGTAGATCCAGGCGCAGTATATAAACACAATTGGCATATTGATCTTATATGCGAATATCTTGAAGCCTGCACGTCAGGACAAATCAAGCGCCTATTGATTAACATTCCCCCCCGGCACTTAAAGACCTTGATTGTGTCGGTCGCCTGGCCTGCATGGCTAATCGGCCGCAATCCTTCAGAACAAATCCTTTGCGCTTCTTATTCAGCTTCATTGTCAATGCGCGATTCGGTCAATTGCCGTCTGGTCATTCAGTCGAGTTGGTATAAAAACTTGTTCCCTGAAGTTGAATTGACAACTGACATGAACATGAAATCCGAATTCGTTACGTCAAAGCGAGGGCATAGGATAGCAACTTCGGTCGGAGCAACGTCGATCGGAAGGGGCGGAAAGTATTTGATCGGTGACGACCTTATCAATCCAAAGCAGGCATTATCAGACACCGAAAGAACTAATTCAAATACTTGGGTCGATCAGAACTTCATGACCCGATTCAATGATGAAATAGAAGGATGCTTCGTCGGCGTTCATCAAAGATTGCATACAGATGATTCAACAGGTCATTTGATCAAAAAAGGGGGATATGAACATCTTGTCATTCCACTTGAAGCCGAAAGGCGGGAAGTGTGGGACTTCGGTTCAGTAAAGAAAGTCAGGGAGAAAGGCGAAATCCTTCATCCTGAAAGAATGGGCCGAAAGGAAGTCGAACAGAAAAAGATTGATCTTGGTTCATATGGCTTCGCCGGACAATATCAGCAACGACCGGCACCGCTTGCCGGGGGCCTTGTCGATATTTCATGGTTCAGAAGATACGGGATACCGCCTTCAAGGGAAACGATCAAGCGAATCATTCAATCATGGGACACGGCTTCGAAGGATAAGACAAAAAATGACCCGTGGGGCGGGGGAACCTGGGCCGTAACTGACAAGGGAATTTATTTGCTTGATATTATCGACAAGCGAATGCAATATCCTGAAGGGAAAAGAACTGTCAAGAGTTGGGCCGACAAATGGAAGCCTGACGTCATACTGATTGAAGATAAATCAAGCGGCGAATCCTTGATTCAGGATTTGCGGGACGAACCAGGATCCTTCTATCCAATCATTGCAATCATGCCCGAAGGGGACAAGGTCACGCGAATGTCAACGAGTTCACCCCTGATTGAGTCTGGGAATGTATGGTTGCCAGAACGGGCCCCATGGTTAGTAGATTATGAACAGGAAATGGCAAGCTTTCCGAATAGCGCGACGAAGGGTCAAGTCGATCAGACAAGTCAGCTTTTGAATTGGATTAAAAGGCCTAGCAATCCGTCATTGATGATAATATGAAAAGGGGGGATAGTAGATGAAAAGGGCTGATTTTATTTTCACAATTGCTATGCTTGCAATATTGGTCGCAATAGGCTATAGAACTTTATTTGTTGAAACGGGCACCGGGGATGATACACCGAAGGCAATCAATGTCATGGTCAGGCCGGTCAAAGTTCTTGCCTGCAACGAAGAAGGAATCATCCTGCAGGGTGCCGACATGCAGATTGTGACCTTCGATGAAGGCTACAGCATTTCGCAAACGATGTTCAAGCAGGCATACAAAAAGGGGGATATATTCATCGGGGAATTGCCGCCGGGAATCAAGGTAGATGAATTGAAGGTCGTCGAGGCTAAAACGACGAAGCGTGACGTCAAATGAATTGCCCGATTCATGATCAGGACGTCGAACAATGCAATTGTCAAACTGCTGAAGAGTTGATAGAATTATCAGGGAAGCAAATATCGGACGGGTCGGCACAATGGGAAGCCGACGCAAAGGCGCTTGATCTATACCGGCAAAGCATGAACAAACAGGGAAGATTGAAATTTTAGGGCCGTGGTGAAATGGTATCATACAAGACTTTGACTCTCGTGTTGAAGGTTCGATCCCTTCCGGCCCCGCCATTTATAACTTTAAACGAAAAAGGATGCTAGAGGGAAATTGGCAAAATTATATTGGACTTGTGAGATATTACGCAATAAATCTTGACAATTGATCACCTTTTTGATATACAAAGCGTTGAGGTTTTCTTTTCTTTTCGGCAGTCATGGGCGGGCTTCGGCCCGCTACATGGCACAATCATTCAGGCTGTGCGGCGGTCTGGACAATAAGGCATTGAATGAATCTATTCGGTCTTGAAGTATCAATCAGCCGCAACAAGCAAAACAAGTCTTCGGTCGTCGGCCGGAATATTGCCCTTCAGGGTCTAGGGCAACCTCAATGGACGCCCCGGAATTATGCGTCATTTGCTGAAGAAGGGTATCAGAAGAACGTCGCCGTCTATGGTTCAATACGTGAAATAATTTCCGGTGCTAAATCCCTTCAATGGCAGTTGTTCAAACGTCAAAACGGCAAAATCTCTGAAATCAAAGATCATCCGCTTTTAAGTCTTATCAAAAAGCCGAATCCACAACAAACAGGATCGACGTTCATTGAGAATGCCGTCGGATATTATCTTCTTTCCGGCAACGAATATGAAGAAGTCATATTGAACAGCCGCAATCTTCCGATTGAATTATATACACACCGACCCGACAGGATGCGGGTTGTTCCTGGTCCGTTCGGGCCGCCTGCCGCTTTCGAATATACCGTCAACGGCATTGTTCATAAATGGATGGTTGACCCGATAACCGGGAAGGCCGAACTTTCACAATGGAAAAGCTTCAATCCGTTGAATGATTGGTATGGAATGTCAGCGATCGAGGCGGCCGCGTTCAGTATCGACACGCATAATCAAGCAGGAGCATGGAACAAATCGCTTCTTGATAGTGGGGCCAGGCCTTCGGGTGCCCTTGTCTATGAATCAGGAAGCATGACGGACACGCAAAAGAAAGATTTGCGGGCTGAATTGAAGGATAAATATTCGGGCGCTAAAAATGCCGGAAGCATATTCGTTCTTGACGGCGGGCTTGATTGGCGCGAAATGGGCCTTTCCCCGAAAGACATGGAACACATTGAAGGGAAGAATATGTCGGCCCGGGAGATTGCCCTTGCATATGGGATCCCGCCGCAAATTCTAGGCATTCCAGGTGACAACACATATTCAAATCAGAAAGAGGCCCGTCTTGCAATGTGGGAAAATACCATCTTGCCGCATGCTGATTCATTCAAGGGCCGATGGAACACATGGCTTGCACCTTATTTCGGGGACAATCTTTTTCTTGATTACAACAAAGATGCGATCCCGGCGCTTTCATTACGTCGTGAAACTATATGGAACAGGGTCAAAGATGCTGACTTCCTGACCGACAATGAAAAGCGCGAAGCCGTTGGCTATGCACCTATAAAGAACGGTGATACTATTTACAAGCCGATTTCGTCAGTTCCGGCCGGAAGTTCATTCGGTACAATCGACGGAAACAAGAACTTTGAAGCAAAATTCTTGAATCTTCAGAGCCCTGAAGACAGGGCGAAGGAATGGCAAGCGCAAGTCTCATTGCGAATGAAGTTCGAAAGGGTAATGACGCCCGAAATCGCAAAGATTCTTGATGATAGAGCAAAGGCCGCGGCTGAAGCCTTCAAGTCGGGGGGTGTCCAGGCAGTCAAGATATCAATGGAAGGACACACGCCCGAAATGGCTAATCTGTTAAAGTCGAACTATACTGCAGTCATGGAAGAGTTCGGCGCCCGCATAATGGACGCCTTCAAGCATAAAGTGTCGGAACATAAAGACGCCGAAAGCTTCTTCAAGGCTTCAATCATACAGTGGGTCAACAGATATGCGGCAGGACGTGCGAATCTTATTTCAGGGACAACGATCGACACGATCTTTGAAACTATCAAAGAAGGTGAATCAGAAGGCCTGACGAATGATGAAATCGCGAACAACATCATCGAAAAGACAGGCGGCGAAATTGGGTTCGCCCGGGCAAGGAATATCGCACAAACTGAAGTTCACGCCGCCGCAGTTGCCGCAAGCGATATCGGCATTGATTCAATGGGCCTGACGGATAGGACAAAAAGAATATGGCTTTCTTCCGGGGATGCCGCGACAAGAAGCACCCATCTTCAGGCAACAGGACAATTGAGGGACATGAAGACGCCCTTCGATATAGGCGGGGCAAAATTAATGCGGCCAGGGGATCCGGCCGGGCCGCCTGAAGAAGTCATTGCGTGTCGGTGCGTTTTAATCTACGAGGTTTGATCATGGCAGAAAGTAAGATTAATGTGAATGTTGATAATAGATTACTTAAAGGCCTTGAATATGCTGTGAAAATAATTGAACAATACGAGTCAGATATCAGAAATTCGAAAGACTTGATTGGCATAGATTTGGCCGAAAAAGGTTTTTGTCAGGGCGTAATATATAAAGAAGCCTTGTCAAAGATCGGCGAAGCTATGTTGACAGATTGAAAAGGGGGAATCATGGAAACTCACGATCTAGCATTTGAAGTCAAGGAAGTCGGGGACGACGGCGTCTTTTCAGGATATGCGGCAATTTTTAACAATGTTGACCTGGGAAATGACAAAATTCTTCCAGGTGCCTTCATAGAATCGCTTCAGAGAAACAAAGGGAAGATCCCTATATATGCCGATCACCGGACACATATCGGATATAATCTTCAGGCAGAAGAAGACAGTCGGGGGCTGAAGGTTAAGGGTCAATTAAATCTTGAAGTACAGCTTGCAAGGGAAAAGCATGCACTGGCTAAACAGGCAAAGGAAGTCGGCGGCAAGATGGGTCTTTCAATCGGTTATTCTACTATTGACAGAGCTTATGAAGACGACGTCAGGCTATTAAAGAAGCTTGATCTTTTTGAATACAGTTTGACGGCAATACCGATGAATCCGAAGGCAAGTGTTACAGCTATAAAGACGCATGCTGACTTTTTGGAAATGAAGCCGGAACCGGAAGAAACGGAAAGCGAAATCAGGATCAGAATCCTTCCGCCCGGAAACTTTCAGTCTGATTCATTCAGAAGAACAACGCTAAAGGATAGCAAGCCGCGTGTATTTGCAATAATAGGCAAGCTGAAAGGTGAAACATCGACGACCGTCCAGGCGCTTCGTTTTCTCAAAGATGATGGATGGACAAAGGCAAGCGCCGTCAAGTGGGCAAAGGATCATGACTTTGTCAAGATGGCTTCAAGCTTGGATTGGAAAGAAGGGGGGCTTTGTCTATGTTTAAATGAAAATATAATTTCAGATGTCAGAAGCTTTGAAACGGCCTTGCGTGACGCAGGGGTTTCAAAGTCAAAAGCGCAGGCGTCAGCGTCAATCGTGTTCGGTCGGAGTGACACCGACAGCACAGAATTGAAAGACGTTCAGGCCGAAATGGAAAGAATCGTTAATATTTTAAAAAAATAATACAGGAGGTCAGACAGATGGAACTAAAAGAGTTGAAAGAAGGCTTCGAAGCAATGGGGACAGCCTTCGAAGAGTTCAAGAAGGCGAACGATCTTCGCCTGAAGCAGATTGAAGAGAAGGGCGGCGCCGATCCCCTTATCGAAGAAAAGCTTCAGAAGATCAACGCTGACATGGACGCAAAGCAGGAATTGATCGACAATGTTCAGGCAACGTTGAAGAGAATAGCACAGTCGAGCGAAGGCGGCCAGGAAGGCAAGGAAACTGCAGAAATGAGGGAATATAAAAAGGGCTTCAACAAGTTCCTTCGCAAAGGTCACGAAGACGGTCTTCTTGATCTTCAGAGGAAGGCGCTTTCAGTTGACAGCGATCCCGATGGTGGATATGTGGTCATCCCTGAAATGGACATGACTATTCTTCGCAACCTTGCAGAAACAACGCCGATGCGTTCAAGGGCAAGCGTTCAGACTATCAGCAGTGATGCACTTGAACAGCCTAAAAGGACAAGCGGGGCAACTTCCGGCGGATGGGTAGGAGAGACAGCAAGCAGAACTGAAACAACCAATCCGAAGCTTGGTCTTCTTAGAATCGAGGCGCACGAACAGTATGTCGAGCCTGCCGCGACACAGAAGTTCCTTGATGATAGCGCAATCAATGTTGAACAGTGGCTTTCCGATGAAATCGCGGAAACGATAGCACTGACAGAGAATACCGCATTCATAACAGGGGATGGGATCGCAAAGCCGCGCGGGATTCTTACTTTCACCGCAGGAACAGGCGCCGGGCAGATCGAACAGGTCAATTCGGGTCATGCTTCACAGGTGACAGCCGACGGACTTATCAGCCTTCAGACTGCTCTTAAAGAAGGTTATCAGGTCAATGCCTCATGGTTCATGACAAGGGCAACCGTCGGACTTATCAGGAAGCTGAAAGGTTCTGATAATAACTACTTGTGGCAACCTGGGCTGTCAGCAAGTGAGCCCGCAATGTTGCTTGGCCGTCCTTATGATATGGCATCCGATATGCCTGAAGTGGCCGCAAACGCTCTTGCGCTTGCATATGGTGACTTCAGGCGGGGATATAAGATCGTTGACAGAACAGGTGTCAGGATTCTTCGCGATCCTTATTCTTCGAAGCCTCTTGTTCTCTTCTATGCTACAAAGAGAACAGGCGGGGACGTCACAATTCATGAAGCTATAAAAATTCAAAAGATCGCCGCTTAATATAAGCGATCAGAAAGGGGGAATCATAAAATGACAAGAGGAATGAAAGACAATATTTCAGTTGTTAGCAATATCGATCCTGATGATTATGTCGCGGATATAACCGGGACAACTATTGACCTTCAGGGTTTTAACAGCGCAACATTCGCGCTATTGCTTGGCACTATAACTGACGGAACCTTCACGCCGAAGCTTCAGCATGGGGATGCGTCTGACCTTTCCGACGCCGCCGATGTTGCGGCCGGGGATATCAACGGAACGCTGGCCGCGGCCGCGTCTGATACGAATCAGACTGTTGACTATGTCGGGACGAAGCGTTATGTCAGAATGTTTGTGACCGTTACGGGGTCGCCTGCAACGGGGGCACAGTTGGCATGTGCTGTCATCAAGGGCAAGCCGTCACTGGCACCGGTAAGCTAATCAGCAACAGGCAATGATCAAAGGGGCGGTTTAACCGCCGCCCCTTTTTTTAAGATTCTTGATTATGTTTTGCGTCTTTAAAATTAAAGGTATAAAATAGAGTTAAGAATTAAAAGGGCCGCATGAGTATTGACAAGGCAATGAAAGAGCGCGGGATAAGGCCGAAGAACATTGCAGATTCAAAGGTTCTTTCAGGCTTTGATAAAATAAACAATAAACGGGAGGGCGGGCAAATGAATAAAGTCACGGTTGAAATGATAGAAACTTCAAGGGGCGTCGATGATGGCAAGATCCATCCCGACACCTTTGTTCAGGGTGAACAGTACGAAATGGGCCAGGATCTTGCGGAAGTCTTCATCAAATTGAAGGTCGCAAAGGCCGTCGGAAAGTCTGACAAAAAGAAGAAAGAAGTTGAAGAGAACAAGGCCGTCGATGTCAAGGAAAACAAGAGCAAAAAAGGCTAATACATGAAATTGATTTCAGTCAAAGATTTAAAAGAATACCTGGGAAGCGAAGTCGGGTCAAATCAGGACAGATTGCTATTGTCCATTATTCAACAGGTCAGCAAAAGATTTGAAACGTATATGAACAGGAAATTGACTGAAACAACAACGACCGAATATTTCAGGGGCGGTGCAAAGAACTTCTTTGTTCAATATTGGCCGATAGCAAGTTCGCCAGCCGTGGTCGTGACTATTGAAGACGCGGCACAGGTTGAAAATACTGATTTTTGGGTTCAGGCCGACAGGGGCTTGATTGAATTCGGCTATCAGGTCAGCGAAGGGGATCCGAAATCGGTTGCCATAACCTACAAAGGGGGGTATGCGGCGACAGGCGGGGTGCTAAACGTCCCCGATGATCTAAAGGGGGCATGCAGGATGCAAGCCGCTTATCAATTCAAAAGAAAGCGGTCGATCGGAATGTCGGGCGTGACAATGCCGGACGGTTCGGTTTCATACCAGGGCCGATCAGGTAGCGGGGATCCTGACAAGTTGTTGACTGAAGTCGAAAACATATTGAAATCATATAAGAGGCTTTCAATACTTGGGACTTGAAGTTCAGACAAAAGAAACGGGTCTTGACCTGACAAAGCTTTCACCAGAAATGCTGTCGGGTATTATGCTTGGAATCAACAAAGAGTCAATCGGGCTTCGAAACTATATAAACACCCGGCACTTGACCGGCGGCACTACAAACGACAGATTGAGCACAGTTTCAGGGCGGTTGAAGGCTTCAGGCAAGATCATTGAAGCCGGAATCAAAGGCAATGATATAATCGGCGGGGTCGAATACGGGGGGTCAGTTCGAGGGGGGAAGCCGGTTAAATATGCGGGCGTTCACATGGGCCCGGTCGGTCAAGTGACAAAGATCAAATCATCTTCGGGAAAATATCTTGCAATTCCTATCATGGCAGGCCGGACGCCTGCAGGGAAAGAAAAGACAGAAGCGAAGAGGTTGAAAGATAGGCGATTACTTGATTTCATACCAAGAAGGGGCAAACCGCCCTTGCTTGTGCAGACCGGGAAGAATGTTTTCAATCCCATGTATGTATTGAAAAAAAGCGTCAAGATCAAGTCAAGGGTTCACCCTGAATTAATTTTGATTCAACGTCAGGACAAAATGGCGGCCGGTGTCGGGAAGGAACTTGACAGGGTAATAAAGAAATCAGCGGCGATCCTTAAAACGAGGACAAAATGACAAGACGCGAAACTATATTGAACAAGCTGAAGGACATTGTCGAGGATATCCCCGAAGTGTCAAGCGTCCAGGTCAACAAAGTCGCTTTGCCCGATCTTGACATTGTAGGCTTCCCGGCTGTCTTTATCTTCGGGGGAACGCAGGATGAATCAGACAAAGCAGTCATCCCGGGTCAAAAGGTTTGGGAATGGGAAGTCTTCTTGTCGTTCTGGTCTATTGATGAAGATATGGAATCGCTCTTCAAGAAGATATATGACAAAATAGTCGCAAATCCTACGCTTGACAGGACAGCAATTGATTGTGACCTTGAAGACGTGCCGGACGTCAGCGTCATTGATCCTGAAAGGTCAATGGTCAGCATGAGTCTTGCTTTCAAGGTAATATATAGACATGAATTCGGGGCGGCATAATGGCATTAATTGACAATGGAAATGCGGATCTAGTCAAGGCGATTTCAAACAATGTCAGATCAATTATTTCTGAAACTATTAAATGGCAAACGGCCGAAGATGGTATCAGTCCGAATGCTGATTTGCAGGATCCGCTTGCAATTATAGACGTCCAGGGTGAAGCCTTTGAATATACACACGGAGAAAGGCCGAAATATTCTGACGTCAATGTTCTGATTCAGGTTCTTTTCACTGAAAGGACACCCGATGAAATCAAGGACAAGTCGCAAGAATATATTCATCGAATAAGGGACAACATCATTGTTGACAATATAAACACGGGAACGCTATTGACAGCAAGCCCGGTGTCACACGTTTTTTCAGATTCAGTCAATGTGGTCTATGATGAACCGATTGTGACTATTAATTATCAGATGCGAATTCATTATCGAGAAGCGGGCACTTGTTAAATAAAAGGGGGACGTCATGAGGCTAAAAATAATAAAAGATAAAAACGACAAGTCAGTCAAAGTTGTTGATGAAAATGGCAACATAATTGAAAATGTTTCTTGTATAGATATCAAGCCGATCGGAAGTGACAGCCAGGTTGTTGCAGTATTAACGATCAAAGATATCGACATCGGAACAGGATCGGGGGACGAGCAATGAAAATCAGAATGAAAAAAGATCAGGAAAGCCCTAAATATGGAAAGCTTTTCAAGGGCAAGGAGTATGACCTTGACCCGGCAACAGAACGGGCCTATATATCAAGGGGGATAGCAGAGAATATCAGCGCCCCTGACTATGAATCGAAATCAACGAAAAAGAAAACAAAGGGGGTGACTGAAAATGGGTAAGCACATTCATTATTTAGCAATAGGCGAAGAGGCTGTCAGGGGGACGGCAGAAAAGACGACAGTCGGATTCGTGCCGGTCATGAATTTCGGCGGAACGGGCTTTGATCCTACAGATGAACCGCGAAAGGAATTCAGGGGAGAGGAAAGCGCCCTAGGTGATACTTATATGCGAAGGCTTCAGGAAAAATGGGCGAAAGACTTTGAACTTCCATTCTTTACTGAATCGGGGACAAATGAAGGCTTTATCGTAAAACTGATTGAACACTTCATGGGGAAAAAGGTTTCGGCACAGAACGGGGCAACGGGTCAATATTATCATATGCTTTACCCGGTCAGCGATCCCTATTCTTCAAGCAACCTGAACACAAAGGCCCTGACATTCAATTCGAACTTTTCGAAGGGCGCAACGGTCAAAAATCATCCGCTAATTGGCGGCCGGGTCGGGGGCCTGACATTTACACAGGAAGCCGGAACAGGGTTAATGATGAATGTCAATGCCTTTGGCCAGACAGTCGGAACTCCTGAAGCTGAAATCGGAAGCCCGACCTTTGCCCCGGAAACAATGCGGGCAATGTATAACCACTTGACATGCTATACCGGGACAATAACCAGGACGGGAACGGGCCCGAACTATACTGACTTTTCATTCGGTTCGGCAACTTCTTTTTGTCCTGATAGCGTGACAATTACTTTCGAAGACAACAGGGAAGACAAGCTTCGTCTTTGTGGCCAGAACTATGCTGACAAGACGTTGAACAACAAAATCATGGTGACGGTTGAAATCACTATTGACTTTGAAGACCCGGCCGCTGGATTCAGTTCGGCCGATGAATTTGACGGGTGGCTTGCCGATGTTACAACCGAAACAAATATGTTCTTTCATTGGGACACCGGCCTTCAGGAAGGCACAGGCGACAATCATTCGCTATATATCGACCTTCCGCGTCTGATAAGGCAGGGCGGCGATCCTGAATTCGACGTTGAAAATGACCCGGTCATCACTTTGACATATAAAGGGTTGATGGATTTGACGACAACGCAATATCAGGGCGGAATCATGATCAAGAACGGCTATACAGGTTAATCAAAGGCGGGCTTCGTGCCCGCCATATTTCAAAACGAAAGGGGAAAAAGGGAAATGGCAAGGATAGTATATGACAGCGAAGACATTATCGAATTCATACCGGAAGACGACAGAGGCGATGAGAATCCACTTGTCGTCAAGATGACTTTTGTCCCTTATGGGAAGGTCAAAGTCTATTCAGAAATGATCAGCCGAAGATCAAAGGGAGTCAGGAACCAGGCGAAGCTTGCCGAAATTCAGCGCGACATTCAGAAAAAACAATTCACCGACAATGTAAAAGAGATTGAAAACTTCTTCGTCATTAAGGACAAGAAGAAAGTAGAAATCAAGGATCCCGGCGAATTCTACGAGAAGGCCCCGGCCGATCTTATCTATGAAATTATAGGCGCAATGGAAGACAGCGCAAAACTGACGGAGGGTCAGAGGGAAAATTTTTTGCAACCGTCAGATGGTCTTTCGGATTAAGTGAAAAGGGATCGCCGTTCGATTGTGAAAAGTGTTCAGACTTAGAGCAGGAACAGCGAAACTGTGAAAATTATCTTGAACTGACGAAGACCGTCTTCGGGGAATTGACGGAAGATGACAAAGACGAAATCAGGGAAAAGGGCGCAAGAAAAGTCTGGACATTAAGGGACGCCGACCCGGGGGCAACTTTAAGGCTGTATGAATGCCCCTTGACTTTCATGTCGCAAGAATCAAAGGATTTGATAGACCTGATTTATTTGACGACAGAATCAAAGATATTGCCCTTCCCTGGGAATTGTTGGAATGATCAACCGGCATGGTTCGTCGAAGCTTTCATTCTGTATAAGCAGGAATTGAGCAAATATAAAAAGGATATCAAGGAAGATGGCCGAAAGAACACTTGAAATCAAAATCAGTGCCCGCAATCTTTATGACAAAGAATTGCAAAGGGCTGAAGGCCGATTCAAAGCGGCGTCTGAAAGTATTCGTCAAAACTTTGTTGCTAATTTTGCAAGGGCGGCAGGGGCGGCAATAGCTTTCAAGAAGGCCTTTGATTTTGCTGAAGAAGCGGCGAAGTTTGATCAGCAACAACAGGCTTTCGCTAATCTTGCGGCGTCACATGGTCAAAACGCACAATCCATGATTTCAGGGCTGAAAGCAATGTCGGGGCAAACTCTATCAACGGCGGCGATCATGGAATCAGCCGGGAAAGCTATGGTTCTTGGTATTCCGGCCGAACAGCTTTCCGAAATGATGGAAATCGCCCGGGCTTCGGCCAGAATAACAGGTGATTCAGTGCAAAAATCTTTCGAAGATATCGCACTAGGTGTCGGAAGGGGATCAAAGATGATTCTTGACAACCTGGGAATCATTGTCAATACAGATGAAGCTTACAAAGAATATGCAAGGACTTTGGGGATTACAGTTGACAAATTAACAGAAGCACAGAAAAAGCAGGCCTTTACAAATGCAACTATGAAGGCCGGCCAGGATATCATTCGCCGGGTCGGGGCGCAAGGGATAACAGCTTCAGAAGCAATGGCAATGTTTACTGCCCGACTTCAGGATCTTCGAATCATGGCCGGGAAGGCGATCATTGCGATTACTTCAGCATTGACCGGCGTCGCGTTCGAAATTTCAAAGGTATTTGCACAGGTATTGAAGACCGCGGCAACGGCCCTTGCGAACATTTATGAATTCGCCGGGCGGATCCCTATTGTCGGTGATGCCTACAAGGAAGCGGCACAAAGCGTCAGGTCATTCGCTGAAATGCAGGGGGGCGCCGTTCTTGAAGCTGACAAACTGGCAAATAAATCTTTTGAAGTCGCGGCCGCCATATTCAAGGAGAAAGAGGCAATCGAAGGGCTGAATCAGCAAAGGCAGGCAGAAACGCCAGCAAGCCCTGAAGATGATCCGATCGTTCAGACTATAAAAACACGGATGCAATATCGCGATAGTGAAATTTCACAACTTTACACGATTGCCGATGTCATGGCCTTCAATGCTGAAAGAATGATGGCAACATCAGAAATGATGGCCGCGAAAATTGCTGTTGATAATCAGAGAATAGCTTGGAGCAATCAAGCACGAGCAAATCTTGCGGCAAAGGCGAATAGTGCAATGTCTGATAGCATGCTTGAATTGATAGAAACAGGTCGATTTAGTGTAGGGGCATTTGCTCAGATCATGGCGCAACAGACAAAAATTGAGCTTGCCGGGATGGCTGCTAAAGCAGGAGTTAAGGCGCTTTTTTATACAGCAGAAGGATTTGCGGCATTAGCAGGGTTTATGCCTCAATCTGCCGCCTCGTATTTTACAGCTGCGGGACAAATGGCTCTAATTTCAGGAGCTTCATTAGCGGCAGGGGCGGCCGTCAATGCCATTGCGGGGGGGAAGGCTACAAGGCCAGAAGCGGGGACGCCTGGCGGGGAACCTGTAAGGACACAAGATGTCGGAACGCCTGAACTGCTAGCTGAAAGTTCGATGGCCGAAAAGGGCCAGATAGTGACTAAACAAGAAGTCACAATCAGCGGAATCATCACGCCTGAAACAATTGACAGGTTGATTGAAGATGAATTCCTTCCTGGCTTTGATCGTGCCGCGGCTAAAAATTTGAAAATATCGGGCGAGGCGGTGGCGGCATAATGTGGGCAAAACCGAAAATATACTGGAAAGACGACATTGACGAAGCAACCGTCGTCGCTACTTCAACGGCTTCAGGATATGACGTCAATAATCTATTCAACAGGAAGGAAGGCGATTTCTGGAAGGCGACGTCAACGGCCGATCAGCGAATCAATTTTGATTTCGGCGCCGCAAATGATAAACAAGTTGACTATATTGTCATTTCAGGTCATAACCTGGGAAGCATCGGCGCAACGGTCAAGCTTCAATATTCAGCAACCGGGGCATGGGCAGGCGAAGAGGTTGACTTTCTGACAAACAGTCCTACGACCGACGCGATCATCCTTTTGACAAATCCAAGTTTGTCAGCCGCAAAAAGATATTGGAGCATATTAATTACTGGGACGCCTTCGTCGGCCGCTGAAATGGCGATCGCTTATTTCGGACAAAGCGTTGAACTTGACTATGTTGACGTTTCTTTCGATCCAAATAGACAGAAGAGGCGGGTCGATGTCAGTATCACGCAAGGCGGGTATGTGACGGGAATTCATGTCAGGTATACCGAAAGAATGATGGCCTTGCAATGGCAACCGATAGAAATTGCAATTCATGACAAGATCGAGGATCTTTGGGAAAATAATGGGCTGAAGAACTTCGTCATTGTATGGGACGGCACTGACCATGCGGCTGATATATTTTTGATGCGTATTGATGAAAACGCAGATTTCAACAACCCTTTTGTTCAGGGCGGGCTTTATCGAAATGTATCATTGAACCTGAAAGGGCGAAAGCAATAATGGCTGTCACATTATCGACAAAATATCTTGCAGAGCTTAAAAAGATGGAGAACACGCCTGACGTGATTCTTGAAATTGTTCTTGATAGCGGAACAATAAAGATCGGGCAGAATTCACAATTTGCAGATGTTCAAGCGGGCCTGGGTGACGTTGATTCTTTTCAGAATAAGATTGACCCGAAGAACGGCTTTGCTTCGCTTGGAACAATAACGGCAAGGATTGTCGGCCGCGAAATATTCAAGGACTTGATTCAAAATGAATATTTGAAGAATAGGCGCGTCACAAAGCTTGAAGGCTTTATCGCCGACGGTTTCACTTATACTGACTATGCAAAGACTTTCACAGGCGTGATTTCTGATTGGTCGCGCAAGGGCGACGTCCTGACATTGACAATTCATGATGATTTACAACCTGCTACACATGAAGTGCCCCAAGAAGACACGGTCGGCACACATACAAGCAAATTCATTGACTATTCGAACACTAATCCGGTTGACATAAAGTTGAATCTTTTAAAAGTTCAGGCAGCAATAGGGGCTTCATTCGTTGATACTTCAAAATTTGAATCAGAGCGTGATTTGTGGCTAAATGGCTGGAAATTTCAGCGTGTATTGACGGAACCGGAAAAGATCGTTGATTATCTAAGCGAATTGCAGAAGGAAACGAATTCATTCATTGTTCATGATGGTGAGCTAATAACATACAAAGTCTTTGCACCTGATCCGCCAGGAACCTTATTGATTAAATATTCTAATAATTATCAAATTGATGGAAAATCGGTGAATCAAAAAAGTGGATATCCTGACTTTTACAATAGAGTTTTATATTATTATGATTGGGATGAATCAGAAAACGATGAAACGAAAAATTTCGGGTCAGTTCATATTGCTATTGATGCAGATTCGCAGGGTTCTTCACAATGGGATGAAACAAAGACAAAGATCATCAAATCAAAATGGATTAAATCTTTGACATTCACACAGCCGATAAATATAACAGGTTGCACTATATATGCACTTTCGAAAAGCAATTCAACCGGGTCAGGAACTTTGACATATAATTTTGCAAACAATACTTTGTCATGGACGGCGCCAGGGGGAACGGCCGGAACTGCAATCAATATCAATGAAAGTGGAAAATTCACGCTTTACGATCAAGATCAGACAAAATATGTTCGCGTTCTTGTGACTTCAAGTGCTCTTCCAGGATCAAATCAGACTGACACGATAACATCAACGGCACTGCAAGGTTCAGTCTATGCCGCGGCTATTGCGACAAAATTATTGAATAGATATAGGGATCCTGTCACGATCATTGATTTTTCAATGGACATGAACTTCATTGCGGATTCTAACAACAAGCCCATCAAGCCGACAGACGGCTTTTTGTTGACGACGGATGAAGCGGCAGTCTATGGCAAAAACACCTTGATTGACGAGCCCATGATGATATTATCAGTCAAGCCGGAAAAGACAAAATTGATGCTTTCTTCAATACAAACAAAGCTGAACAAAAGATATGGGTTCATTGCCCCTTCAGGATATCCCGACTATCCATCGGCAACGGCAATGCAAAGGCTTTATGCTTTTATAGGTCGATCAAGTGACAACAAAGTCAATGCCGGGACTGAAGAAGGCTATCTCATAATTTAAGGGGGATTTTATGTCGGATTCTAAATCGAAGGATGAAGGACAAAAGAAGGGACAGGAAGTTGAAATCATGGGGCAAGTAGTCCCTTGTCCGAAAATTCAGGTCGGACATGTATCACTTGCCGAATGTGTTGAATGTAAGTTCTTCAAGGGCGTTGATACTGTAAAAGAGAATTTCAATGGCTTCAAGATTGATGATGTTCTTTGCGCTATGCCTACAAGAAGAAGGGTCAGTCCTATTGTGCGGGGGGTGAACAATGGCGGCGCCTGACAAAACATTCACGGTCTTTGCCGATACGGCAGTCGATGCCGACAGTCCCCTTGATACAGTGTTAATGACAGGCCTTCGGGACAATGACATTCATCTTGAACAATGGCTAGGTGACAGCTATACAGCCGCAAAAGATCACAATCATGATGGGGTAAATAGTGCAATTGTGTCAACTCCTGAAACAGGGATTGACTGGGCAAATTCAAACGGATTAAGTCAAATGAGTTTAGGATTTGATTCCTACACAAGCGGGGCGCACACAACTTCATATGTGACGCAAGATGCCTTTTATATTTACATTCCTCCAAGCGCAAACAGTCTTGAAATAAGGTTTGAAAATAGATCAGATACAGGTCACACTAATACACTTTATTGTCGTTTTGAAATAGATGGAGAAGGCATATCGGATAATGCGGCGATTTTTGGAACTACTACAACATATCAGCTTCGAAATTTAAGCCTTGATATTTCAACAATAAGTGGGAATCATTCTTTGCAGTGGAGAATTTCAGCCGATAGTGCAACAGGAAACACGCAAAGTATACGGAGAATTCTTTTGAGGTTTGCATAACAAGGGAGGTTTTTAAAGTGATAGCATATTTCAAATATGAGCAAAGATTGACAGATAAAGACCTAGAAACAAAAGTCCCCTTATCTGGAATATCGCTTTTCAAGACAATTGACGGTGAAATCACAGAAGATAAAAAGCAAACTCTTTTGAATGATAGTTCACTTCCTCAATTACTGTCCAATACAACTTCAATGTTGGAAGGAATGGGCAAGGATTATTATATCGCGTTATACGTCAAGAATGATGACCCAAATAAACTTGACGAATTGATCAGGATAGGTGAAAAAGATCAGGGGCCAAAGGAAAAAATATAATGGCGGCAAGGGATGATATAAAAGCAGCATGGGAAGCAAACAACAATTTCCTTGACTCAACAGGGAATGGATATACCTTATCTAATACAAGTATTACTTTTTCATCGGATGCTTTTTTAGGCAGTCACGCCTTTAGTTCTGCTGGTACGCCAGCAAATCTAATTAATGCAAGTGCTGACCTTGAAACGCCAGAACGTAATTTTTGGGGATGGTTTAAGCCTAGCGCAATTGGTGGTGATGTCAAATTCTTACATCAGCATAGAGCCAATGAAACATTGCAAATCGGAACTTTGTTGTTAATGAATACGAATGGAACTGTGCGTCTGTTAATCGGCAATGGAACTTGGTTTGTTGATTTAACTTCAAGCACTGTATTGTCAACGGGTAATTATAAAAGAGTTGGGTTTCGCTCTAAAGCTGGATCGCATCAATTAATCATTGGCAATACTATTGAAGGGACAAGTTCAAACGCTAATTTTGTAACCTATAGTGGAGATTTTCAAATAATAGGGTCAACAGCAGGAACAAGAGTTTTTGCCGGATTAGCCGACAATATATGGCTAGGTGATAAATGGAAGCCAGATGCAGATTGGACAGAACACTGGAACGGGGGAATCGGGATAGAATACGATGGCATAAAGGTATTTCACAAACTAGGTCGAGGCCTTAATAGAGGAATTGGAAGGGGGCTTTAATGGAAATAATATCAGGAGAATGGGGCAAGGTTAAAAGTTTTTATCTTCCTTTTGTAACATATGGCGCGACAGACTTCAAAACAGGTGTCACGCTTGCGGCCGGGGACGTCAAAATCAGCAAGGACGGCGGGGCCTTCACAAATATTGCAACACTTCCGACAATAGTCGGAAAATGGATGTATATTACTTTATCCGCAATAGAAATGCAGGCAAGGAATATTGCCGTTGAAATAGTTGATCAGACCGCGACAAAGGTCTTCGAAGACACGGCCGCGACCTTGTCAACTAATATTAAGGAATGGATGCAAATCCTTTTTGATATCATAGAAAGTCAAAGGGGGTCGCATACCGGGGAAGGGGAAGTCATTTATTGGGATCCTGACAATGTGACAGGGCTTGCCAGTGATTCAAAATCAGGACTGTCAAGACATGAACCTAAATTGACATATAGTTACAACACCGGGACAGGCGTTCATTCTTTATTGTCAAACAATAAACATCAAATTATTAAATGTATATCAGGCGTAGGCGGGGGGCCTGTCACGGTCAATGAATATATCAACATTGATAAGGCCTACACATTCATGAGGGCCGACGGACGTGACTTTCTTGTCGAAGCAACACACAATCAAAGTGAAGCGGTTCTTATCTCAGCGGAAGGTTGCGAAATTTCAGGAATGAGAATAAAAACAAAGGCAACGGGTAGTCAAGATGCCTTGACGCTTTCCGGGGGATTTGCCCGGGTTTATAAAGTATTTATTGATTATTCCAGGGGAAGCGGAATTCTGATTGACAATAGTTCAAACAATATTCTTGATGATTTTTTGATCCAGGATTCGGCACAAGGTGGAAGCGGTCACGCTCTTCATATATTGGGCGATACTACTTTGACCGAAAGAAACCTGATCGGCACAGGAAGAATATTTTCAAACGGTAACGGTGGCGGCGGTGCCGATGGGATCAGGATTGATGGCGCTAATTGTATTCACAATTTTATTCACGGGGGAACAAAGAATCTGATTGTCCATGACAATACAGGATGGGGAATAAATGAAGTCAATGGCGCCGATGAAACAATTGTTGTCGGGCCGACAGTTCATTTCGGCCATAATGACCTGGGACAAGTAAATCTGACAGGGGTAAAAAGTACGTTTGAAAATGTCGAACAATGGGCAACGGCCGTCAATCTTGCAACGCTTCAGACGTCAGTTGACGCCATACCGACACAGCCGGTCACAGTCGTTTCAGCACTTGACGGGACAGTTCAGTCAAAATATGCTGTCACAGTCGATATGACAGGCAAGAGATTATATTTCGGTGCTAAAAAACAGGCCGGGGATTCTGAATATTCGATTGCAGTCAAGGAAATTACTTCAGGCGTGACGAACGCGGCCGCTGGTCAGGGAACTATCCCGTTGACATCTTCCGACCTGGCCATTGCGCCTGCAGATTATGACGCTGAAGTCGAAATGAGAGACAGCGACGGAACAAGCAATCCGATCACTATATTGAAGTTTCAATTGCGTGTTGTTGAACAAGTCATCGTATAGAAAGGGGGCCAGGGATGCCCGAAAAAGACACACATTTTCTACAATCGATAATCGGATTGATAATAACTTTTTTCACAAGCTGGAATATTTTCAATCACAGGCGCCTTGATAAAATAAAAGA